GGACACTATTAATATATTATGGATTTTGAATCTTTATTATTATCACTTACAATGTTGCCTGACAATCAGTCTGAGGAAGGGAAACAGAGTACCATTACCCGGGAGGGAATGGGAAATGGAGTACTCGAGGAGATATGTCCAGGAGACGTTAGAATGGATGGATGTTCATTCTGGAGCCCATCGAGGTGTTTGATCCAAGATGAGGAGGTAGGAAGTTTGGAAGTAAGCGGTGGTGACAACTGTAAGCCCATGTCACAAGTTGCTAAAAATGTTCCTGATTTTAGTGTGTTCACGAGACTGTGTGTCTCATGTGGTGTATCAAAGCTTTATGTTATTGACAAGAATAACTTTGTTTTGGTCACTGAGAAGGGGTGTAAGAAGTGTGGTGATGTTATTAATTATCTTGCCAAGAAGTACAGAAAGAGTTGTTTCTTTTGCCAATCAGAAATGTACCTTACTGGGTCCACTGCGACCCTCACGGTGTATCATGATTGTGTTCGCTCTGACAATTGTGCTTTCAAACAAGTGAGACGTTGCTACATTAGAGATCTTACTAGAGAGTGTGTGGAGAAGAATCCTGGTCCTCCTCGTTCGGCGGTAAAAGCTGATAGAGTGAGAAGGAGCGCTGCAATTGGTGCTCAGAGAAGAGAAGGAGAAAGAGACGCAGAGAGAGATCTTGGAGATGCTGTTGTTGAGACGAGGCCTTACGTAGCCCCCCGACAGAAAGAAGAGGTCCCTCCTGTGCCTTCTATCCCGATTGTTCCTAAGTTCCCAGGTTTTGTGGAGGTAGTGTGTTCTGTGCCTAAACCTATTATTGTTTTTAATCAAGATGATTTCATTTACAGAGTTCTTGAAGAATTTTCATCAAGCCGTTCTTATATTAGGGGTGGTCTAGCCCGTGAGTTTGTTGAAGGTGATTTGGGGATCGAGTTGAGAGAAACGTCAGAAAGAATGGGCGGTGGTTTGGAAGTAGGAGGTCTTTGGAGCTTTCAATTGTCAATCTTGAGGTTATTGTATATCAAGAGAGTCAAGAAGGCTCATGTTGCTTTTAATGGTAGCGTCGTCAGTGGTGGTATGAGGCCCGCTCTCGTCGTGGAAACAGATTATGTTTTTAAAAATCATGTCGGTTTCGGTCCCATTAATCAAATTTCCCGAGAATTGCGTCCTAACAGCGCTGGTATGAGGCCGGTTGTTAAGTTCTGTACTTTCTTGGAAGGGGAACATCGATTTTTGATGTCCCAGTTCAGACCAAAATGCAGTTGGGTGCCAATGTTGCCTGCTGTGTCATGTTCTCATCCGGTTGTATTGACATTTGACGGATCCAGTGAGTTAAATACTGTGAATCCAAATTGTCGTCGCTTCGATTTCAAAGCTGGTCACTTTGATTACAAATTCAACTGGAGTCCTGGGCCACCAAGTAATGATCACAAATATTGCTTGATCCTGGGATGTCGCTGTGGTCGCGACCCACCTCCTGAAGAAGTCATAAATGAAATTCAAAAATGTATGAGCTTCTCCTTTAGAAACCCTTTGCTACAACGTATTCTTGAAGAAACAAAAGAGAGACTGTATGATTACAGTATTGGAATGTTATTCGGATACTCAAAACCTAAAGAACTTCCCGATGATTTTGATCGAGTTAACTTTGAATTTGTGAAGCTCATGCCTGGACCCAAAGTGGATGAAAGGACTGACAATCACAAAGGGAAAACTCTCGAACACGGTGGTGATTATGAAGTTTGGAGGGTCACCAATTATGATCATGTCAAACTTGATTCTAAGTTCTATAGAGATAGAACTGTCGAAGTCAAAAATCATTGGCTTTGGGAGTACATCTTTGGAAAAGAATTTGAAAAACAAGATTGGTGTTTGGTTTCTAGAGACATCGTCGTTCTTAGATCTGCTGTTGCTCAGATCGATCCTATTTTGTTGCACACTTGCTCCTATGAACAAAGTAAGATTGCTGCTCGTATGGTAATGAAAAATCAACAAAACATCAACATTACCAAAGAAGAGATACCTGGTTATCCTTGCCAATCTGTTGCTGAAAACAGTGTAGCTTTCGCAGTTGCACAGCATGCATACAGATTAGAGATTGAGGATGACCTGCGTTTTCTCTAAACCAGTCACAACATAAAGACTCATTGGCACTCATGGGCTATAGGTATGGTGAGGTTGATTTAGGTTCTATCAATGAAACTAAATCAATCAAGATAATTCCAAACCCTACCATGAGACAACCTAGGAAACCTGAAATGGTCTCTCTTCCTGTATATTTGAGGGGAGCCGTTGCACCTAGGCCAGATACGTCTGATCCAATGAGTGCTGTGGCTGGTGTAATGAAACGTGCAGCTAGGAAAACACCGGACGTTGACAAGGAGATGATTTCAAGATTCAGAAAGTTTGTTCGCAAGACACTTCCAAAACTTTTTGAGCCTTTGAAGTCTGATGCGGATTTAAGCTTTGAAAACTGGGTTCAAAACACAAACTATCCTCTTTGGAGGAAGGATGAGTTGAGGACCTTGTGGACAGAGAATGGTTGCAAAACAGGTTCTGAACTGTTAGCTATTAGGAAGTGCAAGGAGGTTAAAGCTTTTATTAAGAAAGAGCATTATGATGACGTTAAATATCCACGTGGAATTTACTCTCGCAGCGATTTGTTTAAGATTGCTGTGGGTCCCATTTTCCGCTTGATAGAAAAAGAGGTTTTTAAACATGACTGGTTTATTAAAAAGATTCCAGTCAACCAACGCCCCGCATACATAACTGAGAGACTAGGCATTTATAATGGTGAATCAACTGCTACTGATTACTCATCATTTGAGGCTTGTTTCACAAAAGAAGTTATGGAGCATTGTGAATTTGAATTGTATGATTACATGATCCAAAACCTGGACAACAATTTCAAGTCCTTCTTTCAGGAGGTCAAAGACGTTGTCTCCGGAATAAATACAATCAGGTTCAAGCATTTCTCTTGCATGTTCGCTGCTACTAGGCAATCTGGAGAAATGAACACATCGTTGGGAAATGGTTTCACAAACATGATGATAATGCAATTTTTATCATCAGAGAATGAAACCAAGGTAGCTGGTGTGGTTGAAGGTGATGATGGTCTTTTCACTTTTGAACATCCAGACCGTGCACCCACCTCTTTACAGTTTGAGAAACTCGGATTCATAATAAAAATGCAAAAATTTGATTGCTTCAGTCGGGCTTCTTTTTGCGGTCTCATTTTCGATCGTGAAATACAGAGGAACATTACGGACCCCTATTATGTTCTTGCTACTTTTGGCTGGACTGAAGGAAAGTATTTAAAATCAAAACTTAGTAAAAAGAAAATGCTTTTGCGCGCAAAAGCATACTCCTTAGCTTATCAGTACCCAGGTTGCCCCATTCTAAGTGAATTGGCCAGGTACCTGCTTCGTGTAACAAGGTCTTTTACGATCAGTCAGAAATACATTGATTCGCTTGATGTATGGAATCGTGATAAGATGATAGAATGTCTATCGAGCCCTATTATTAACGAACCTGTGCATATAAAGACAAGATTATTGATGTCTGAAATGTATGGGATAACTGTTGAAGCTCAGTTGCACATTGAAGAATATATAAGAAATTTGGAAGATCAAGACAGATTCAATTTGGATTGGCTTCTCCCATTTTTCCCCGGAACCTACATCATGATGTTTGATTGCTACACAACACAGGGTGTATTCATTGACCCTCCATTGGTACATGGATGTGACAAAGTCAATGAAGTGTTATCTTCGCTAAAACTCGCGAGTGGAGAAACACCGGATTGGATCATTAGTGGGTGAGAAGGAAAACTCTA